ACTGCAGTAACTTTAGGTGGGAACCTGTTTATTCCTGACGGTGGTACGGTTGGGCAGACAGATGGGCCACTAATGACATTTGATGATACCAATAATTTCTTTTCCCTCCTTGGTGCTAAAATGCAATTGGGGGAGGATACAGGAGATAAAATTGGCATAGGTTTAGCTAATCCTACAAGAACATTACATATTCAAAAAGCTGAGCATGTCGCGGTATTCGCAGAAACAACCATAAATTCAGGGCATGTTGAGTTTATTTTTCAAGCTAAGAGTGCGGCGGGTGCAAATCATTGGTGGACTTTTGGCGTGCCTTTTGCTGCTGATAGGTTTATTATAGACCACGCTGGGATGGAAGTCGGGAAAGACTTGGTAATTCTTGATAACGGCAGAGTTGGTATTGGTCTTGTTGACCCTAAGACAAAATTAACAGTGGAAGGTGCTCTTACATTAAAAGAACAAGCTGCGGCGGATGGAAGTACTGCTGGTTACGGTCAGATATGGATTAAAAACACTACGCCAAATACGCTTTGGTTCACAGATGACGGGGGGACATCCCATCAGCTAACTGCGGGGGGGGGTAGTGGAGTTGCAGGTGCGGACACCGAAGTTCAGTTTAACGACACTGGAAGTATGGGGGCGGACGCAGACTTTACCTGGAATAAGACAAACAATGATTTGACTCTTGGTACTTTAACTGTTGGCAGTAGCGGAATTACAGACAGTGGGGGTGAGATAAGTTTTGATAACGAGAACCTTACAACTACAGGAGACATAGAATGTAATGAACTAACTCTTACCACTGCTACTCAGGATTGGTTGTTTACGAGCAGTTGGGCAAGCCTTAGCCTTCAAGCACAAACGTCTGCAACGGCAACAAGGTTTCAACTTTATTCCAAAGACGGTGATGAGACAGACGATATTTTTTACGAGATTTATACAGATGGGGCACCTGGTGCTGTTGCAAACGCTCAGTGGCTTAGAATGGGTTGGAACTCTACGTATAGTATATTTCAAATCCAAGCGGGTAAATCAGGTACGGGTAGTGATAGGAACCTTAAAATCCAAGCAACCGGTAATTTACAGCTTGAAAGTGATTCGGGCTATGTTTACACTAATGGCAAGCTGGGAATCGGAGGCGTATCAGGCTCTAATCTGTTTGGCACCACTACTTCTGGGAGTAGCAGTACAACTATGTATATAGGAAATCGGGTAATAACTACAGAAGTTTCTGATGAAAGAATGAAAATAAATATTGTTGATAGCGAACTTGACGCACTTGGTTTTTTGGATATTTTGAAAGTTGTAGATTTTGATTGGAAATCAGAACAAACAAGAAAAGGAAGAATGACCGGATTAATAGCCCAACAAGTTGATAAAATATACCCACAGTATGTCAAAAAACCAGAGAACGAAGAAGATGTTGGTTGGGCGGTTGAGTATAGTGCAATGGTTCCTGTTTTAATTAAAGCAATAAAAGAATTACAAGAAAAAATTAAAGTATTAGAGAGTAATTAAAATGGATATAACTCTTACAGTTCCAGACAAAAAAGTAAGTGAGCTTAAAAAGGGATTTTTGAAAAAAATACCGGTTCCGTTGGATGATGAAGGGAGTCCTGAAATGACTGAGTTACAGTGGATTAAACACTGGATTAAACAGCGGGTTATGCGGGAATACCGAAAAGGTAAAATAAAATTAGCCGAAGAAAATGCGGTTATAGATGAAGATATTATAAGTTAAAGGAGGTGTCTCATCGCAATAAGAATTGAACACGGACAAGTTGCTGACTACGCAAGACTCGGCGTTTTGGCCGGTAAAGCTACGGCGGCACGTGAGGCTGCTGCACGTCAAGCCGCTATCGACAGGCAGGTAATGCAGATACAAGCTCAACAAGCAAGTCAAATACAAGCCCAGGCCCATCAAAAAGAAATGGCTGAGTTTGATGCTTATATGGACAATATACGATACCAATCTGCGGAAGCCTGGGAACTTGAGAAGATGGAGTTACGGTCTCGGCACGATTTTGAAATGATTGAAGCTAAACGGGAATTGGATTTTCAGAACCAGGTGCAACGTGAAATGAGAAAGCAACAAGAAGTAGAGGTTAAGCTCAAGGCTTTGGCAGAAAAAGCCCCTGTGGAAATGGGCGGGGACGGTTATTTGACTGCTCAACAATATCAAGATGGGGTTATGAAAATTGAAACGGGCTGGGCACCAAAAAGAACCGATAATGATTTTCGGAAAATTGAACAGGACTATCAATATTATCTTGATACAGTAGCACAATATAAAAAAGGACATGATTTTAAATGGGGACCAGGCCAACGTTTAGGTGTGGGCGTTTTAGATAAAGAAGGGAAAGTAACCAGAGAGGCGACTCCGGCGGAAGAGGCTCAGTTAGAATATGCTGAGGACAGATTGGAAGCTTTAGCTTCACAAATGAGAGGGGGCGGTTTTCCTGCGGGGAGAAGAACAGGTCAAGAGATACCGCGTCAGGTAACACAGCCTTCCGTAGAAATACCGGAAATGGTGAAAACTTTAGAACAAGCCTTGCCAAGCTTAGACACAAAGTCTCAAACTCAATTAAGAAATATCATAACAGAGGGCAATCCTGTAAAGATTAGAGTTGCTTTTAGTAGAATTAAAGAAACAGTTCCTGAAACATCTGCTGCTCCTGAGCCATTAAGGACAGAAAAAAGTAAACGTGGCCACTGGTTTGCGTTTCCAGGCGGACCTCCATCTTTTTCAAGATAAATATAAAGGAAATATAAATGGCAATGTTTGACGACTTAGTTGAAGATAAGCCAAAGGGCATGTTTTCTGATATTGTAGGGGCTACTCCAGAATATTTAGAGAGTCTTGAAACACAGAGGACATTATCTGCTGGTATGTTCGCTGACATAGTAGAAACTACACCTGAACAGTTGGAAAAAATAGGTTTTGCTGAGGCGTTCATCGAGGACCCCCTTACTAAAATACCCTTCAGTCCTATGGCTGCTGCTGAAACCGGTGCTCTTATAACAGCGGGGATGAGATTGCAGGAAGATAGATACGACCTTGCTGCGGAACGTGTGATGACCGGTGCACAAGTAGCCAGAGGCGGGTTTTTTCCTGGGTACGCTCAAGTTCCAGAAATTACACCAGAGTCTTTACGTGCTGCTGATACAAAGTTGCTTACAGATTACTTTGAAGATTTGGCTGAAAAAGAACGCAGAGGATATACTGTGATGGGCCGTGTTGGTCAGATTACCAGCGCTATGCCAGGATTTGCAGTAGAGTTCTTAGCAACGGGCGGTGTCGCAAAACTTGGTTCTAAGACGGCACAGGAATTTGGTGAAAAACTGTTAAACAGGGCAGCTAAAAAAGGATTAGAAAAAGCGGTTGTTGGGCTATCTAAGTTTGCTGCAAGTACTGGTGCAAGAGCTTTAGCTATGCCCCACCGTGGAGCAGAGTCAATACTAAAAAGACGCTTACCTAAAGGTGTTTCTTTTGACGAACTTGGTAACATACATATTACAAAGCCGGATGAAAAGGTCTGGACTTCAATATGGAAAGGAGCTTTAGACCATTATATAGAGATTGCTTCTGAGCAGGCTGGTGAATACCTTGGTCCCGTCATTAATAAGCATATTGTAGGTAGATTACCTTTTATTGGAAAATTTACTGGAGCATTGCAACATACTTGGTTAAGAAAATTTCCAAATAAAAATGCCGGTGATTTTCTGAAAAAGCTGTATCGTAAAGGTGGGTTTCACGGTGTTCTTGCTGAGATTGGGGAAGAGGACATTGGTTGGATTTCTCGTGCAATTCTCAATATAGAAGATTACGGTGCGGGAAAAAACTCAAAGATAGGAGATAGGTTAAAAGCGGGTTTAGCTCAGGATATAGAAAATCTGCCAGCAGAGTTTATTGCCTTTTCTGTCCCAGGAACAATAACAAGAGGCACTAATTTTCTGCTTAGCAAAGGGCAAGCTTTGCCTGAGTTTACTGTGGTTAAAGTAAACACTGACACGGGAAAAGTTATTAGTCAAGAAGGAAAGTATGATTCTGCTTTAACTGCTTATGATGCTGTAAAAGAAAAAGTTACACCAGATGACAGATATAACAAAATTGAGTATGAAATAAGAGAACCTGGGGAGTCTCTTAGAAAGCCAAGAACTTATGATGAAACCGGTACGGCAGAAGAAGCTTATGAGGCAGAAGAAAGAAGAAAAGAAGAGGAGCTAAAAAGGGGGGAGTGGACATATAAGCTTGAACAACCAAAAGGCCGGTATCTTATAAAGCAAACCGACAAAGAGGGAAACGTTATTTTTGAGAGCAGATTTGAAACAGAAGAAGAAGCCCATTTATATAAACAGGGAGCAGAACGAATGCTGCCAGCAAAAGAGCGGGGCACTATAGAAATAGTTAAAATGACTAAGGACGGAAAGAAACCGGCAGTCTTACCAGAAGAGTCTTATTATAAAGAGCCTCCCTCAGATGTACCTACTTATATTGAAACCGCAGAGGGTACTTTAGGTTATGACCCAGGCATTTATAATATCCCAGAAGTAGAACAGTTAGCTCTTGCTGCGGAAATAACCTATGACGATGCTTATCAACTATACACGGATATAAATGATACCAGTAAAAGGGGTTTGAATAAAAAGAAAGCTCGGTCTCTTGTTGACGCTCTCAGTGTTCATTTGAAAAAGGAAAACCCTACGCCTCGTTTAAGTCAGGGTTTCTTTAAGGATGTTTATAATAAAACTTTCAAAGGTTTAAAAACCTACCATTATTCTATGGCTCGGATTTATCAGGTTCTCAAAGACATGGATGGTGGAAATGAGGGTCCACTAATAAATACAATTTACAAGCCTCTCAAAAACGCTCTTGTTCAAAGTCATATTGACCGCAATAATTTGCAACCAGAGATTCTTAGTTTTTTTGTAGAAAATGATATAAATCTCACTAAGTTATTCAAGGCTACTGGTAAAATTGCTGAAGGTGGGAAGACCTTTAAGATAAGCCCTTTACAAAAAATACAAGTATACCTTAATACACTAAACCCAAACAACCTTAGACATTTACAGAATACCTTGTCTCAAAAAAATATCGACAATCTTGTAAACTCTATGACCGAAGAAGAGCTTACTGTTGCTCAATGGTTATTGGATAAGTATTCTGAGGGCTATAATGAAACCGCAAATGTGTATAAACAGTCCACTGGTCAGGAATTAGAACAATTAGATAATTATGTTCACATAGATGTAGAAAAAGACTTTATAAACTTTCAACAGGACTTGGAAGAGGAGACCATTACACGTAGGAAAAAAATTAGCCGGAAGCCTCCAAGAGGAATGACTAAAGAACGAACACGAAGTAACGCTCCTTTGAGATTGAGAGACGCTTTATCTGCATTTGTGGACCACGAACTAAAGCGGAGACATTATAATGCAGTAGAATTAAATGCCAAAGATGTTTTACAACTGATAAATGACCCTAAACTATCTTCAAGAATGAACAACACAACTGGGGTGTCCTATAATAATATATTAAAAAAATGGGTTAATGACGCGGCGACTGAACAGACAGAAGAAATAAGTAACTGGTTCAATAAATTTATGAGCGGAATGAGACGTAATTATGTTACGTATGCTTTGGGGTTTAACTTGGTAACAACTATGCGTCAACCTATATCTTTTTGGTTAGCCTCTGCAAAAGACCCCCTCGTTTTAGTAAATTCTCTTACACACGCACATAAGCTTTCTACGAATTATAATAAATACTCTAAAGAAGCTTTCGAGAAAAGCAATATATTAAAAGCCCGATTTATGGAACGTGAGTTAAAAGAACTGGCAATGTTAAAATCCCCCAAGAAAGTTTTAGGAAAAAAACTAAGTCGAGAAAACGCTTTTGCTTTTATTAGGGCTATGGATAAAACTACTGTAACTGCCGTGTGGCAAGGGGCTTACCAAGCGGGGCAACAAAGGGGGATGACCCCAGTAGATGCTGCTCAATATGCTGACAGTATTATTACCACTACTCAACCAATGGGGGGCTTAGAGGATTTACCGGATATTTTTAGGGGGGGCACTTTTGCAAAAATGTTTACAGCTTTTCAGAATCAGATAAACCAGCAATATAATTTCTGGGCTTATGATGTTATCCAAGCTAAAAGAAAAGGCAGAATAAATAATCTTGAATTGGCTTGGCGAGTTATGGTAGGACACATTATTCCTGCGTTTATAATGGGCCTTGTTAGTAGAGGGAGACTTCCAGATAAAAAAGAAATCCTTACAGACCAAGCAGGTTATTTCATAATGCCCTTATATTTTTTCGGAAGTTTAATAAACAACATTATCCAAGGATACGGTGGACGAGAAACCTTACCTTTGCAGGTGTATGATGATATTGCGGATATAAAAGAGTATAAAGGGTGGCGTTCTAAGATTAAAGCAGGACTAAGGGCCACGGGCAGGGGTTTTGGCTTACCCCTCAATCAGCCTATTCGTTCAATGGAGGGGGCTTTAGACCTTTTCAATAAAGAAGATACAGACTATCGTAGATTAGTCTGGTCTAAATATATGCTTCAAGAGCGGGAAAAGCCAACTACCAAACGCCCCGTGTTAAGGCGTAGAAAGAGGGGACGTGGGAGGGGAAGACGTGCAAGATAAAGACCGCGAAATTCTAATGGGTTTGAGCACAAACCTAACAGAACTAAAAACAGACATGGGCTGGGTTAAGACAATGTTATCGAACCACTTGTTACACCATCGGAGAGCAACTTATATTCTGTTATCTTTTGTCGGCGGCTTGGTCATTACCCTTGGGGGGATGGTTGTTACTCTCATTCTCGCACTCATCTAAGACATCTTGCCACAGACTAAAGGCAGCTTTCATAAGCTTATTAGGTACGGTACAAAATGGCTCATTATTAGACACAATCTTTTTAATCTTAGCACGAGTTTTATTCATTTTAGCCATTATCCTTGCCTTGGTCTGAGTCTTTTTTATTTAGGTATTCCGTTTGAGCATATCTCATCAAGACGGTTGTGAATACCCCGCAGAGTGCGATTCATTTGCTCTAATTCGGTTCCGATTCCAACAAGACAAAGTATTCCAATACTCATTATTATACTCAAGATATATATCATAAGGCATATCATATCATTCTCCCTTAATCACATGACTGTCCGGCAAGCTTAGACCAAGACACTCTTTACAATATTTATTACAGGCGTTCATAGCCTCTTTCTCAGTATCAAACGGGCCTTGGCGTTCTGCCCAGGTTTCTTCCCAAAAGTACCACTTACCGCTGTCTTTATGTACAGGTGTTTGTATTGACATTTTATTCTCCTAACTTCGCAATAATTCCACACAGTAAGGCAATACAAAATGTGGTATTCATTTCAACTATACACTCTGTTTCTGTTATAAAACCACAAATTCCCCACATTACCCCTAAAATTGCGTATAAAGAAGCCGCTATATACCAAAACATTTTATTCTCCTAATTTTATTTAGGACAAAACTTGGGATAAAACTCAGAACAGGCTCTGTATTCAGGTTTTGTTTTAAAACTTCGTCCAGCTTTTACACAACAAGATGGTGGATAAAAAATGTTTAACATTTTTTCTTTAAGTTTAAAAACTTTCTTAAAGATTTTAATAAATAAATATTGCTTAATTTTGGACATTACATTCTCCTTCAAAACCTTGAATCATGGTATTTTTCCCCCTTGCCTACTGGCATTGGAATTACTTGAGGCACCCCGTCAATTATAATCCCCACTGATAACATTGAACGTATCTTTGTACGCAGACCGTAGGCGAACGCCATAGCCTTGTCGTCAATCAAACAACCCGTGTCCATGCCAAACATACGATGCAGGGGGTTTACCAAGTATTTCACACCTGCTGCGGAGTGAAAGTGCCCAACAACACAAGACAACCCCATTTTACGTACAAGAGTATAAGCGGGGTATAGGCCAGAAGTACTGCCGTCTCCGTGATTGTAATATACATCATCTTCAAGAAGGTCATCAACCCAATCCCAATTCGGCGTATTCCATATATCCTTGTAATCTCGTAAGAACTTCGCAGGAATATTGACAGTTTCTGCTAATCGGATAACTCTTCTATCGTGATTCCCCAGTATAACAGTAGCTTTAGGGAAAGCCTTATACCATTTTTGGATAGCTTTGTGAGCTAATTCATGCTCATCTTTGGGACCAGGCATTTCTGGATGATGGGCGTGGAAACTAATACTATGCCAATCCGTTATGTCTCCTATGAAAATTGTGCGGTTGGTTCTGTACTTCCTGCGAACATCCCGACAAAATTCTAAGGCACCTTTACGGCTACAAGGCTCATGTAAGTCCGGTATTATCAATTTTCTGTTTCCTGCCATGTTATAACCTTTTATATATTAGATTAAAGTACTTAATGTGTTAGTTTATCCCAAATAAACAAACAAAATCGAGCAACTATCAGACAAAGAAAAACAAGACTTAAAACAACAAGTCCAAAAATTCCCAGAACTACTTGTAAAAGAGGTTTTGCTATCTCAACTAAAAGAAGGACAACACTTAAAACAATGAACCCAAAAACTTTTAAGATTACTTGTAGAATACACATTATATCTTTTCCCACAAACCAGCAAACATTAGTTGTCCAAGTTTGTTGTTGCACTTTTCACATATCCAGCGGTCCACTGTCCACTTAATGTGCATGTGTATTTTGTGCCCCGCAAGCCACCTCACTGATTCTATTCCATGCGGGGCAACTCTTCGTTTTCCACATAAAGCACACTTAATTCTTGGCCTTCGCATATTACATGTCCTTAAATTTTCCGTTTCTCATGTCTTCAAACACATTGCCGGTAACAAGATACTTATAGCAAGGATTATAAACAAGCCTATCCACTTTGTTGGCGTCAGGTGCAACCATCTCCCCGTATTTATCATAGGACCCGACAGCCCCATTGACTTCAAAGAAAAAACGAGGGGCTTGTTTCTCAGAGGTAAGAAAACCATAGTCTCCGTGTTTAACCTGTTTTACTTTTTCTGATTTTTTGAGATTAGCGATAGTTTCATCACTAATATCTGACAGTTTGGCAGGCTCACCATTAACTCTAACATCAATCTCTATTTTATCTGACATTTGTTTTCTCCTAAAATGCCCACATGGTATTTTCCAGTTATCCTTTGTTAAGCCACTCGAACTTCGGTAGTTACAAGTAAACTCGTTATAACCCTTTTTAGGATGAGGTGTGAGATTTGGGTTCCAGCCTACTGCACCAAGACATCTAAAATATACACAATCTTTACAGGTTTCCACTACAGCCCCTCTAACCATATCTCAAGTGCTTTTAAATCAATATATTCAATATCTGTAAAAACCCTATACGGAATTCCAAGCTGTTTGGCTGTGTTAAGTTCTCGCCTCATTCCTTCGCTAATACAGTCCCCCCAATTTGCTATCAATAAAATATCACATTGAGAAACAATTGTACAATCAATGTCAAGAATCTGGTCAACATTTAAGTAGCCTTTCCTTAATGCAATACGAGGAAAAAGGTCCATTGCTGCGGGGACGTAGAGGTCAAGGTTGCTTCCAAAATACACCCGCAATTTTTTAGACCACTCAATAGCCTTTGCACAGTTGGCTTCTACTGTTTCTTCAGTAGCCTTGTTCCCATCTTTACCACGCACGTAGTGGCTGAGATATGCTTTAATTGGTTTTTTCAGCATTAGTTTCTCCTAAATAATTTCGTATTTTTGATTGAGGCTTATCATCAGAGTTTGCATATTTTTCTCGATTGCTTTCAAACTCTATAAGAAATGCAATGTTACAAAGACAGTGGCTAAGATGTAAAAGTCCACTTTCGCGGTCATTGTTTTCGCCGTTCCACCAAGCAACTAAATGACGAAGGGCAGCACCATATACACGATGGTAGGCAAGCCCTTTTTGGTAATTTCGTTCCCCATACTTATTTGCACCATATGTAAGTACTTTTCCTAATTCTAAAATTACAGCAGGGTGTATAAGGTCCAATCTATTTTTTTCTTGGTCATTTTTTTTACCAGAATCCTGCATTTAAATCTCCTTTCTATCTGGAACAAACCACTCACACTTGTTTCCTTGGGGTATGAACCTTTCACGGTTTCCTATAAACAGAGGCGTACGCAAAAAACGAAAGCATTTGTATCTCATCGGGCAGTCATTGTTGGTACAAGAATAATATGCCCTCTTATAGCCTTTGTCAAATTCTGCTTTATTAAAACCGTCTCTGATACCATCCCCTTTTCCCGCGTTACCGTCAACCATTTTTTATCCAATAAATTAAAAAAACTGTTACACAAACCCACATAGTTATAAAACCAGCCGTTACACAAATGTCCGTTATCATCTTTGAAAATAATTCAGGTTCCATTATAGCCCCTTTTCTTTCCTCAATACTTTTACACCCTTTTTACATAGCTCAATTATTTTTTCCAACTCTTCTCTGGTAAGCGTTGTTTTTTCACGAGACAATTTAAGTAATCTGTCGAATTCTTTTTTACCATAGGTGTTTATGATATACTCGGAGTACTCTGCCCCTCTACCAGATTTAAAACGATTACATGAAATACACTGAGGGTGGCAGTTGTGGGGTTCAAAACGAGTACCCCACTTATCTCTGTTTATCCAATGGCCAGCGTCAGTACTTGACATAAAGTTGACACTACCACACGTAACACAGACACAGTACCCCTCGTCTGTTGCAGCAGTCAACCGAACAAGTAAACTAAACCATTTATCTGCTATTTTAATAAGCTGTCTTTTTGTTTTTTGCTTTTTCATGGATTTATTCCATCTTTTTTGAGGAAAGCCATGTGTTCTGGCAAACAGTCTTCCCCAGACTCATTTATGCGTTCATATACTCTTTCACCAACAATAGTATATCTTACATCAATATATAAACTATATTTTTTACACAATCTTTCATATTCTTCTAAAAATAATCTAAGCCTGCTTTCTTGGTCAGTTTCCATTATCATCCCCAAAAGTTTTTTCAAATCTTTTTTTCATCTGATTGTGGACATTTTTATCACGCTTAGTTCGCCCATAATCATTAGCAGTATAAAGTAACCAAAAAGTATGTTCTTCAATATCATCCTGATTTAGTTTTGTTTGTTTTAATTTTTCCATATTATTAGCCTCATACTTTAGAAATCGCTAAAACTCAAATAAAAATGCTATCAAACCGTGTAATAACGAGTCATAAAACCAAGAGTCTTTTAAGAAAAAAGGGCGAGGTTTTATATTAAACCTTTTTCTATTTTGTGTCGCATGAAAATAAGCGGCTGCTCCCAAAAACCCCCATAAAAGACCCCATATTAGAACACCTATAATTATTATTTTCATAATCACATTATACCATATTTTGCATTAAAAATCAAGAAAAATCTTAGGGTTTTGTTAAAGAAATAATTTTATTTCGCACAAATACCTGGCCTTTTTCTTTTACCCATTCGCGGAGGTCTTGATATTCTGACAGCAAGGTCCCCACATTAAAAGCTTTTTCTGATAGCTTTATTCTAAGCTTTTCAGCCCCTGCTACTCCAGGAGCGTCTCGGTCTGCAACTATCACAATTCGTGATGGCTTCTTTTTCAGACAAAAGCTTACAATATGGTCCTTGCCTGTGCCACAACTTAATCTACCAATCGCATAGAGGCCCATATCCAAAGCCGTGGCGGTATCCGAAAGCCCTTCGCAGATAAATAAAATCTTTAGGTTATCCCAATTAAGCCGAGGGATTAAAATACCCACTTGGCTGTGTTTGTCTAATCTTTTAGAATTATCTGGGTAAAGTCGTTGCAAGCCAATAGGTTTGTTTCCATTCCTCACACAAACTATCAACAACAGAGTGCCCGATATTTAACCTGTCTTCATAAAAATAGCTCAGGTTATTCATATAAGCATCATTGAGTTTCCCCCAGGCAATTGTAATCACTTGTTTTTTTACTGTAACGGGTTTGGGTTTGAAATTCCCTGGTTTGAGGATATGGAGATAGCCCCCGCTAAATGGACCTTCGCCCACAGTTTTAACAGAACCTTCCTGAATTCGACTACATATTGCAGCAGTTCCGTCTTTGGCATACAAACAGCCGTCAGGTTTTGAACAAATGGGGCACAGATGCCGATAATTAGTTCTTTCCATTGCCGCCCTCTGAATACCAATAATCAAACTCAACATATAAATAAAAACAAAGAAAACTTATTATAATTTCGCTACACCAACCGGTAGGTTTCTTTTTTGTTTCTCCATCTGGAAGCATAAACAGACCCTTATTGAACTTATCAAAGTGGAGGTGCACTGAAAAAGGAAGTCCCCACTCCTTCCAATCTACCCCACAAGTAATCATACCGTCATGTTTTTCTTTTGTCCATTCAAAAAGTTTCATCAAAAAGTCTCCGGTTTAATCTCTCTAAAACTCATAAACTCACTTAACCAAACAAGGGGTATTTTTCCTACGGGGCCATTTCTTTGTTTCGAGATATAAATATAGGCTTCTCCCCCATCCTCACTTTCAAGGTCAATTTCTTTAATTTGATAATAATCTGGTCTATGTAACATTAAAACAACATCGGCAGACTGTTCAATTCCGGCGGACTCTCTTAAATCACTTAGTTTTGGTTCATGGTTTTCTCTCTTTTCTATTTCTCTGTTAAGTTGTGCCAAAACTACTATAGCAATACCCAACTCTTTTCCAGTTGCCCTCAAACTCTGGCATATTGCATCAATGTCCTGGTATCTGCTGCCTGTTGATAAATCAGGTTTCACCAGTTGTAGAAAATCAACCATAGCACACTTTATACCTTGTTCGGCTTTTAATTGAACAAGCTGTTGATGAAATTTCGCAGGGGTTAGATAAGAATTATCCAAAATTGTAATGTTTTTTGATTTTAGTTCACTCACATCAGGGGGGGCGATTTTGCCCGACTTTAAGTAGTGGTAATTAGTATTCGTGTAGTTTGCAACCAATCTTTCGCACAATGTAATATACCCCATTTCCAAAGAAAATATAGCAACGGAGCAGTCGAGGTGTAACGCAACATCCAGCATAAAAGCACTTTTACCCATTGAGCTACGGCCCGCAAGAATAGTTAGCTCGCCAGGGTGTAGCCCCCTTGTCATGTTATCTAATTCTGTAAAACCAGTTCTTAAACCAAAAGGCTCTTGTCCGATATTCGCAACAATATCATCAAAGTTTTGGCTTTCAACGGGATATGCTTGAATCATCATTGCCATCCCACTCAACAACAAAAAAATAAGTTTCCCCAAATTTTGCATCTTCAGAGTCCACTTTGTTTCTCCTTATCGAATTCTAACTGGTCCTCAACAAATTCTTCTATCATTGCCCTCTGCGTAGGAAAGGGAACCTCTCCAAGTTCTTTTAATATCCGCAGGTACTCAATGTCATACCTTTTCCAAATTTTATTCCAACTTAACTCCAATCCCGATTCTCCAGATATTTTTCCTTTAATGTTTTCCCGCCAACTTTGGCAGAAGGGGTGGGCTGCCCGTATTTCTTTTTATCCATTCTCTTCCAAGTCCTTACCGCAGCAGGCCACGATTTCATGGGGCTTCGCCCAATCATCCAACCTTTAGACTCATAATGGTCGCAAAATGCTTCACCATCAAGGTTATAACCTATGCTTTGAGCATACTCTGTTACTTGTTTCGGCGTAGGTTTTATAAATTTTTTAGACATCTTCTCTTTCTCCCGCATATAATATCTCATATCTAAGGTTTTCTACTTCGTCTTCAAGGTCTTTTATTTTCCTTTCCATTTTACACACTGGACATTCAAGAGAATCACTACCTGGGTGGTTTGTTAAAACATATACGACTACAAAACCATTGTGTTTACATGAGCCTATCATATCAATCTTCTAAAAAATATACATCTACCGTTTTCCGAAAAAACGCTTCCATGTTGAAATTTTCACCAATCCCGTAAGTGGCTGGGGATAAAGTTTTGAAAGATTTTTTTTATTTGTTTTTTCAAACCGGCTCCCCCTAACATCTTAACACTATTAAAACTTCTACCACATATAGAACACACGGCATATGTTTGCACGTGCCCCTGAACGTCTATTACAATCTCTAATCTCTCGTGGTTACAAGTAGCTTGTATTAACCCTCTCTTTATTCGTATAGATGTTCTCTCCAAAATATCTAATCTTTCACTTGTTGTTGCTTTTTTCTTCATATCAAATCTCCCAAATAAAAATTAGTGGGCAGGGCTAAGCCGCCGTTTACCACGGTTGGCCAAACCTAATCCTGCCTATTGGCTAAATTTCATCAAACAAACGGTGAAGCCGGAGCCGTGGGAGCCGCCGGAGCGGGTGTCGAGTTATATGGTGGTGCTGCCGGTTGCGGGCCTTGTACCTGCTGATTTCCGCCAACAAATTCAAACCTCTCCGCAATCACTTTTAGTTTACTTCGTTTTTGGTGTGTGGTTTTATCGTCCCACTCATCCAATTTCAGTCTGCCCTCAATCAAAATTGGCTTACCTTTGGTAAAATACTTGGTAATGTTCTCTGCGGTTTTTCCCCAAGCCTCGATATTTATAAAGGTCGTCTCTTTTCCGTTTTTTGTTTGACGATTTAAGGCAATACCAAAGTTACAAACATTAGTAGTACCTATGTTCTTAAACTCAGGGTCTCTCGTAAGGTTCCCCATTCCAATCCATCTATTCATCTTTTGTCTCCTTAATTTTTGTAATAATACTTTGTTCATCAGTTATTGCGTCATACTTTTCACCTTCAAAATCAAAAGCAATTAAACCAGGGTCATTGGACCAGTAGAGAACAATATCACCGACCTTTACTTGTGGAGTAATATGTTCTCCGTTCATTAAGGCCATTAAACCTGGCCCAACTGCAATAACCTCACCCTCGACAGTAGGTTGCTCTCTACTCTCTGGAAGCGTAAGTCCTCCTGGGGATACATTTCTCTTTATCCGCTTTACAATAATGCGACCTCTGATTGGCTCTAAGTATCTACTCATTCTGAACTCCTTCTTATATTGAGTATTGTTTCTTCGCTTAGTGTACTCAAAGGCATTGTTTCACCGTTAATTTTACAGGTAACTTCGATTTTAGGTTCAGCTTTTTTGACAACCTCAAGACAAAAGAAGGGGAAATACCCCGTTTGTTCTAAAGCAATATAGTTGTCCTTAATAGCTGAAACTCGGCATTCTTTTCCAGTCATCCAATTACAACTTTCCCCTACGCTCCCTAACTCATTATGTCCCATACCCCTCAGTATCTTAACTGTATCACCAACTTCTACATGATGTAATTCAACCCAAGCTGCTTGCATAACTTTATATGCTTTTTCCAGTGTCTTTAATTCAACCATAGTTTTCCTTTCTTCAAAATACCCACAAATATCTTTTGGGCTATAATGCCGATACACAATCGCAGAAAAGGGGTAATTACAAAAATATGTTTGCACGGCAACCCCCTTTTGCCCAGTGTAGCCACCAAAGTACTTACAGTCTTCGCATGTTCTTTTTATTTCAAACACTTGATTCCTTTCAAAATTCTTACACGGTTTAATGCACTCTGGGTTTATCACCCCGCGAAAGACACAAGCAAACTCATCGTGTAGATGATAATCCCGTTTTGAGTACCACTTGCAGTCTTTACACGCTCTCATTTCAAGTCCTTCCATGCTTTGTTCGGGGGCGGCACTACTACCCCACTTTGTGCTGCAAGGATAATAGCGTTATCAATAAACTTTGCCAACTCCGCACGATTCAGGTCAGACTTGGATTTTACATATTCTTTTTTAGTCCCAGGGTTTTCTGTTAGCAAATACTTACAAAGAACCCCATCACATTCTGTTTTTGTATAACCTAAATGGTCAGCAAGAGGCTGTACTACGCAAGAAAAGTAGTAAGCTAACTGTTCTGCGGTTTTATTCTCAGACTCTTTTTTAAGAGTAATCTCAAGTCTTGTTCCTTTTGGCAGGCTTTCTATATATTTTGAAAACACACCAATTCTATCCATTACCAAGCCAACCTCTGTAATCTCGCCATAGAACTTAACTTTTTGCATTACAGCCCTCATATATATACTTGCTAAGAGGCTCCGCAGCGGTAAATATATCTAACACATCAATTTTTCCTGCAAGAGCCATTTCCACTGTTCTATGTAGAGTGCTTTGTAATACGATTATACCACCTATTTGAGCATCAGTTAAATATCCTCCAACAAGCACACCTAATTTATTATAAACCCACTTAACAAAGTTTTCTGCAGTTTGTTCAAGTTTACCTGCATCTATATGTCCAGCAATGTAAAGTTGTGTGGCTCTTTCTAAAGAGCTTTGACGAACAATGCGTAACTGTTCTGCTGGAGTTTTTTTATAACTCATTACTTATTCTCCTCTAACTTTCTTGCAAACGGTACAACGCCAATCAGGTTTATCTGCTTGACCTTTTACCGGATTATGAACCCTTAACCCTTTTCCATATTTTTTATCTTGATAAGCGTGCTGACAGCTACATTTTAGAACCATTATTTTTCCTCATTATAAGGATTATATTTGCACACGTCCCGAACTAAGCAATAATTTTTACACCTTATTGCCTCTCCTTTGCGTTCTACAATTTCACATTTTGGTTTATCGGTGGACTTGACTTTTGTATTAAGATAAATCTCAGCTTCTTCTCTTGTATCTTTTACCCTTACTGCTGATTTTCTTCCGGTTTTCATCACGGCAAAAGTGGGAGCACGTTCCCATCTTTCCTCAGCAGTACAGGGCAAAGGCTCAGCTTTGTGTATCTCAACACGTTTCTTGATATATTCTGCCGTCTTGAAAGCCCCCCACTTTGGTACATCAAGAGTCATAAAAGGTATAATGGGGTAGTCTTTTTGCACAGACTTACCAACTTGCCAATCCCGCAAAATAGCGTGGATTTTTAAGTTTGAAACAGGGTAGCCTTCTTCTTCCAACAAAAAACTATAAATATTGAGTTGGGCTTCCCATTCGGGTTTTAATCCCAACAAAATAGACCAGACAGACGTGCTTTTATAGTCTGCAATAGTTTTAGTGCCAGTCTCATATCTATCGACCTGCCCCGATAAAGTAATACCAAAAAACTCTTTTGTAATTCTTTGCTCAATAAGCACTCCGTCAGAAGCTTGAGCTAATTCAGCGTGTATTGCAGAACCAAGTATACTCCATAAAAAATCAGAAGCTAAAGGTCTAAGTTCGTCCCAGTGCTCTAAGGTCAGCTTTTTAATCAAAGGCGGATTGATAAGTTCAGTTACCCTCAAAATATCTGGGTCAGGTTTCTGAACATTTGCCAAAACCCTCTGATAAATCCCGTCTGGTATATTTTGTATTATTCTCATATTGTATTATCTACGTCATTTACTGTCAAATCACCAAAAATATAATTATAAACATCCAACAAATCTTCTAATTCAATGTTTTCGTCTCTAACGAAATCATATATTCTGTCAATTATTTCATTTATCTTTGGTTTTCGTTTCATAGTACCCTCATTATACCATATTTGACAACAAAAGTCAAGACATTTCTTCTAATTTACGCTTAATTCTTATAAATACATCATGACGGATTAAAAACTGGTCATTTTTTTCGTCTCGAAGCTCGTTATACTTAACAATAGCTTCGCACATTTTTCTCAAATACATTAAATTTTTTACCATTTCTAAGAGTTGTTCATGTTCGTCAGTCATAAAACCCCCGTTGCTGCTTGTATGGCGGCTTTAAGTTGTGATACAACCTCGGCTTGTTTTTCCGCACTTTTTGCGTAAGTGTCAAGTTTTATGGTAGCTGCTTGCAGAGCACTCTTACACGCTGCCAACAGTTCAGGTGCGGCTGCAATGAGAGCAGCGTTTGACATATCTTCATCAATATATTTAGGAGCGTGCTCTATCATATTACATATTCTTGTTTGTCCTGTCTCATCTTTAACAACTATATCACCAGTGCTTGTTATTAGTTCCCATTTGCCTTGTGTAATCATTTTCAAACCTTTTCAAAAAAATAAAGAAAAGCCCATCCGTGGGCTAAAAGATAAGAGGATTAAACGTTTTTATTGTGCCTCGGTTTTATAAAATAGTCTTTTAATATAATAAACCTGCCGTTAATAATACAGTGTTTATGCTTATACGCCTCAAGGTCATATTGTGTCCAAGCCGGACGGTCCAATGATGCTCTTGAGTTAAATGTCAAATTATTAACTAACCTTCCCATCCTTGCCACTCCTTGTATCTGTCAATCATACTTTGTTCAGTTTCTTCGTCCACCCCCCATTCATCAGAATCAAGAGTGTAGGCATATTCCGGCCCATCTCCAAAATCTTGACCGTCAAACCTCTCTACTTTCTTTACAGCGTCATTAACGCTATTGGCTTCAACCCAAATAAACTGATTATGAACCTCTTTTATAACTACACGGTACAATGACATAATAATCCCCTTAATCTTTTACGGTTTCTTCATATACCAGCCTATACCACATTTTGAAGTTTTGACCACAATCCTTACACACACAAGGATAGCACGCCTGATTATCGTGTATCTCTAAGGCATCATAGTTAATTTGACGGCTACCACATTCAGGACAACGATTTTCCATTTTAATCCCCTTAAAATCACATTATACCATATTTCGGTACAAAAGTCAAGAAAAAAGCTACCAAATCCAGTAGAAAATAAAACATAGTATTTGAAACTCATACCAGTTCTTACTTCCCATAAAACGTTGAAATCGAATACCAATTGTCCAGTTCAATAAGTCTAACTCTAACACACAGTGTATTTTTTTCAAATACATTGTCAATCTCCTTAAAATCACATTATACCATATTTTACCGTGAAAGTCAAGAAAAAAATAACATCCAAAACATTATACCAAAAATAGTTCCAAGTAATATTTGCAATAATATAGTATCCATCATATTCCCCTAAGCTAAATCTCTAAAAGTTTTCCCGCTACTACTATGAGTGTGTACCGCCCTGTCAAGCATATTCTGTATTTTGGCTTCAAGTAACAGTAACGCTGCTTCTGACACCCTTGTAAAATTCAAATGTGGCCTATCTTCTGCAAATTTGTTTAGTATGTACTTCTTAACCGCAGAGCGATTGATTAGGCTGGATTTTGACTTTCTCATCTTATCCCCTTAGCATTCCTTTTTAGTGTAACCTCTTGCCAATAGCTCTTCTCTCAGGACTTTAATATCCTTAGCTTTGGCCGGTATCGAGTTTTTCATTACATGCTTATAGTTCGCCGCTCCGTGTTGCCCGACATGCAAATAAGACATACAGTTCCCTTGTATATCTGCTATGGTATCGGGCCATAATGCAATCGTTTCGCCATTAAACTCTCGATATATACAATTCATAGCTAATCCCCTTACATTACATATTCGTCCATATTTTCTTGGTCTTCTTTTACCATCGCACCGCCACAACAGCACGGGGCGTTTGTGTCGTACTCGGCCATTTGGTTATCGGCTTCATCATCTGTCATTGTTATCCCACAATTCAGGCATATCCACATAATTAATCCCTTTATCTTTTACTATTTCAATAATATTATCAACAGCTTCTTGTAACTTGAAAATTGCAGTTGTTTCTTCATACTCTCCGTTTGCGTCAACTTGTAATACTTCCCCATATCTTTCGTAGTCATCAATAATACCACAAGCTGCATCAAATAGTGTCCACCAACAATTTGCCATTAGTAGTCCCCTTAATCAAGCGTGATAAAAACCGTCTTCATTATTATAGCGATGTAAAACACGTCCTATAAGTTGAACACTAATTGGGGTATCCTCCAAAGGCTCATCAATTAAACCATTTACTTCTGTATAAGATACAGCTAAATCTTGCCCCCAAGCGTAGGCTACTTCATACCAGCGAGCATCATCAATAATAGCTAATTTGTCCACATCGAACCTATCCGGCCCACAAGACAAACTCACTAAATCATCCGGCACATCATTGCCATATTGGTCTTTCATAGCTAATCCCCTTAATCTTAGCTTATATCACAAGCCCGTAAAAACTTCCCGCGGTCAAAGTTTGGATTTTTTGTTGATAGATAGTCCGCTAACTCATCTTCGATTGTACTTAATATCATAGATGTAGGAGTTCCACATGCTCGCCAACTTTCGTTGGCCTTTTTGAGTATCTTCGCTATTATCTTAAAGTCTTTTTTGTACAACATGCTTTATCCCCTTAATTTCGTTGCCATAGTTTACAAAACCACTTAACCAAGCACTGAAACGGACAAATCAACTTCTCTACGTAACAGTGCAAGGTTGAGCAGTTTCATCCCCCCCCCCCTATTGTTTTACCACTTGCAATTCAGTTCTACGCACCACAAGGGCTAAATCAGCACAACCACATTCACACTTGAAAACATACTCATTGGGTAAGCTAAAATAGTCCCCTCGTTCGCCACTCGTTTCAGCCCCACAGCGAGGGCAATATATAAACTCGCCTTTTCGACTTTCGTAATCCTTCTCTTCGTAACATCTTAAGTCTTTTTTCATTACCATTGTCAATCCCCTTATTTTTGAGTATTAGTTTTGTGCTAAAACTTTACGGGTTTTTGTTATTTGGTAGTTTTCATTTTGTATTTTATAATTCTTTGCAAGATTTTCGGTTGTTTTCACAACATTTATAGCAAGTCGCCTAAAAGCTCGTAGAACATCGACAGGCACTTCTGTATCTTCTATATTTCGCCCTGGTTGAGAATACACTTGTCCATTTTCATATTTGCCACCACGATATAAAACGAGATAGCCCCCACTTCTGCCATTAAAACCGGCTTGCCATTGATAATCATTTTCTCTACCAAAACACTCGACAAGGCGACTTATTTCTTGCCAAAACTCATCAACCTCTAATAACTCATAAACTTTGTCCTGCAATTCATTGTCTATAACATTATAGACTTTAAGATTATATGCGGGTGCTTTGGACTTATTCCAACTGTTCATTGTGTAATATCGAATCCGTTTTAATGTTTTCATAATCTAATCCCCTAATCTTTGAGTATTAGCTACCTTAAATCGCAGATAAAGCTAAAACCCTCTTACCTGCACTTATAACAATCTTAATAACCAACAACAACCATATAACACTGTTATTGTCAGTATAAGACTAATCATAAAATAAAGCCCATTGTCCATTTTCAAACCCTTGTTTCAAACATTTATTTTAATTCTTTTGTCCTTCACTAAGCACACGTCATGAGGCTTAACAGGATACATTTTGCAAGCCCATCAGGGCACTACTAAAAAGCCTTGAAAAGCCCCAAAACACACACTTAACGAACGTTCTTAAAAAGAGCATTATACCATATCTGAAAGAAAAAGTCAAGTCTAAAATCTCATACCATTCACTACCGATTAGTTTTGTGATTAGGTTTTTCATTGTTTTTCTTCCTTAAGATGGTATTCAGATATGTTTCAGCCTTTTCATAAGTACTGAAACTACCGCTCCACGTAATATACGAACCGGACGCCCAGTGTTTACTTACTGGCACCACTTGCTCGTCAATTACGTATATATTACATTGTAATCGTCTTATTCTGGTTTTCATCATTATTTCCTTTATCTAAAACCACTTAACCGAGCACCGCTTTAGCTTAAAACACAGGGTCATAAGAGGCGGTGCAAGGTTGAAAGGTTTAGGCCAAATCGGGTTCGTATGAACCTGTCCACAAGTGTGAACCTTTTTCTTTATCTAAGCACTCGGCGTGCCAGTTATAGCCTCCCTCACGAATAACGTCAACCATCTGTATAGGTTCACCACATGCAATACAATAAACTTCTGTACACACTTGTTTATCCATGGTCAATCTCCCAACAAGGTTTATTTCTCTTTTGCATAAAATAGCATTGACGCCGTTGTTGCGTTTATGCTTTTAATCAAAGTCCAGCCGTCATTTTCAAGATTGAGCTTCGCTTTTTCGGCCAGTTCGATAGATTCCTCACTTAACCAGTCTATCTCGATTTTCACAGTGTTTTTCAAGTCTAACATATTTAATCCCCTAACATCGCGGCGATTAAACCGCTTATGGCCATTATCAACATCAACAAACATATTGTCTGTATCTCATTCATAGTCATAGTATAGCATAAATGACAAGCAAAGTCAAGTCTTTTTTTCAGTTTTAGTCAGATATTCTTTAAGTTCTGCAAGTGTATCAAATTTTCGGTCAGACAATACCTGTTTGGCCGTTTCAGCGGCTAAGGCCGCCGAGATACCATACCTCGTAGATATTAGACTTACAATTGTGCGAAACTTCATTATTGTCCTTGCTTCTTAACATAGTAGTAGTCGAGCAATTGACGCATTGCTTTGTATTCTGTGCCGCCATAGACGACAGCGTGCAGCTTACGCTTTACGTCAGCATATCTCTTTTCATATTCTAATGTCTTAGTCTTGTTCATACATAAAGTATAACACATTTAATAAGCAAAGTCAAGTGAAATATCTGGATTTTATCAAATAGAGCTATCATACTCTATCCTTTGCGTATGTATTTAATATAGCCTTTGTGTGCCATTCTAAGCAATTGCCGGCACTATCGCAGGGATGATAGATACATCGGTCAACACAAGCCAACCTCGTAAGGCAGGGGGCCAATAAGGCGGGGGGCCAAACAGGCCTGGGGGGTGTAGGTGGCCTACAAGTATTATCGGACGGGGTCCGCGCGGGTTAGTAGTCAGCGAAAAATAATATATAATTTTTTCATAAAAATACACGTATAAGTATATTTACTTATTTGGTGCCTTATACTCGTGCCAAAGCTTTTCTACATATACAATTAAAGGAGATACACTATACACCAATCTTTTTCATCCGGCAAGGGACACCATTTAGGGGGTGTTAGTTTCATAATATCAACACAGGAATCTCCAAGCCTATTGTCTATTGTGTTTCGGTCTTTTATACACTCATATTCCTCATAGTCTCTGTCATACTTACAGTAAGGGCATCTTCCACAAAACTGTATCTCTTCATATAGTATTTTCATGTTACCCTAACCTTACTTGATTAACTTAATCCTGGGAATTGATATATTAACAGAATATAGGAACAAATCCTCAGAAGGACTAAAACGTGCCTCATAATTTACATCTAAATTAGAAAACAGAGTTATTAAACGGTCTTGCAAATCCTGATAAGCTCCACAAGTTACTTCCCGTACTGCCTTGTCAATCTGATTTTGTATATCTTTGCCCAACTGCTCTATAGCGTTTTTTTGTTACGTCTCACATTTTCTTCACTTAACATAACCACTTCCTTTCAAAAAAACTTATTATAAATTTTCCGTAAATAATAAGCAATAACGTAGTAACACTTACTGGGGCGTTTTTCAGGATATTCTTCCAAAATCATTCTGGCCCTATTACAAGCAGTACACATCCAAGGGTACGTTCTTGGCGTCTGTGCAATGTTTCTCAAAACTTTTCGGAAGACTTCATTTTCTTTCTTAAGACTCATGTCAATCTCCTTAATTTCGTATTCCTTGTAACCAAACACACCTTTTCCCATTAGCAGTTCCATCACATAATTTTATAGTCCCGACCTTGTCGAGTATCCCTGACACACTTCTAAATGATGAGCCTTCGCAAGACTCCTTAGAGGCGTACCCCTCAACTTCTAAACATACGTCTATATCTCCATATTTTTTCTCGATTTCTTTAAGCAACTTTATTGTTTTTGAAACACTCACATCAATCTCCTTAATTTGGACAAAAGTACCTAAAATACAAATAGTTTTGTTCTATAAAAGCATAGCCAATATCATCCTCAATAATCAAGGTATAGAGGGGTAACTCGATTATTAGTTTGTCCCAAAAATTGTCAATCAACCCGAAACCTCATAAAGTGGATTATCACAGCACTTGCCTAAATCACCAACCCAACCAGTAGCATGGCCACAATTTACACAAGTCCAAATTTTTCCATTTGTTCTGGTCATGTGTTCCAAATAGTCCATGATTTCGTTTATACCATGTGCAAAAACTTCAAACAATAAATTTGGTTCATTTTTCCGAAGATAGTTTACTTGGTCCAAATCAATTCTTTTCATTTTCAATCTCCTTAATCATTTCATCTTTCTTGTGTATTTGTTCCAGATAATCCATAATTTGGTTTATACCTACTGAAATCATCAAAAGTTGGTAATCAGTTAGACTAAGTTTAACAGAAGGGTCTTTTATCTCAATTCTTTTCATTTTCAATCTCCTTAATCATTTCATCTTTCTTGTGTATTTGTTCCAGATAATCCATAATTTCATTTATAGCCTTGGCCATAAGAGGTAAAATCTCAGGGGTATACTCAGAAACAGTGTTTTCTAAATCAATTCTTTTCATTTTCAATTTCCTTAATCATTCAGCTTAACAACCTTATCAAGACTAAGCAGTTTCATTTGTTTTTCTTAAGCTTGGGCCAAAAATCCGCACAAGCAGGAGATTTTCCACCACAGATAAAACCCCTCGTGCGTTTTGGACCAAAACACGTATAAATATCCTTATTTAAGTAACAACAGTCTCCGCAAACAAAAGAGCGTCTTAAAACTTTGAGTAGTTTATTTAAAACAAAAAATAATTTAATTTTCATTTTCAATCTCCTTTTCAACCCTCTTTATAGCTTCGTTAATTATATCTTCAATAAGCTCTTTTATTTCCCGCAAAGCGTTTTTAAATTTCTGTTTAATAAGCAACTTATGCTTTCCCTGGTTTTGTGAAATATTAAATTCCCTTTTGTCAAAAGGAACCCTACATATGCCACACCCTATACTACAACCAAAATCTAAGGGGTTGTCTGGTTCATTTAAGTACCAATAATAGACTCCGGCCTTATTTGATTTAGGTTTGTTTTTTTCTATAAGTTTTATTATTTGTTGTTCAGTCATTTTCAAATTCCTTACCAAATTCTAAAAAAATCATCAGCTTTTTTATTGTTATCTTGAATTATCGGTCCAAAACAATTGTGCTCAATGTTTAAACACAGTATTTTTATAATAACCTCTCGTTTGAGGGGGTCTCGAAAATTCTTCCAAGTTAAGCCTTTCCAATGTACTGCAACATAAAGAGGAATAGCCCACCTAAAAAAATCCACATTAAAACAAAGAAAACTTATTTTGTTTATTTTAAATACCAACTCTTTTGTTTCTTTGTTGTAATAAAAATACTTTGATATTTTAGGTAGTTTCATTTTCAAGCTCCTTAATTCTTTTTTCAATAAATTTTCGTATTTGTGGAACCCCCCCTGACACTAAAGCAATACTAATCTCGGTCCTTGTAACCTGAAATCGAGAATTATCATTAAGCCAAACGCTTATTTTTTCAAAATTCTCCCAGTAATAATCAGAAACTCCGTAATCAAATACAATAAAACCAACTAACCTATCTACCTGCTTTCTACTTAAACGTAAAGTTGTTATTCCTGAATGACTTCCAAAGCTTTCATTCATCTTCAATCTCCTTCACCTATAATAAATTTCTTTCCGCAGCCTTCGCCTTTACAAAATACCTTATGGTTTTTCCAGCGATAATGATAGGTATTGATAAAGTTACAATATGGACATACTGTTTCTGTTACTATCCAAGAAGTTGTCTCAGTTGATTTTCTAAGTTTCATCTTCAGTCTCCTTAATTATTTCATCAACCTGTAAATAATATAAATATAAGTAAATACATCTATAACAAGTTTAGAACCTAACCAAAACAAAATTGCCAAATCCCATTTAGGCATTACTCAGTTCCTAATTTTTTTTCAATATCAATAAGAGCTTGTCTGACCTTGCCCTGAAAATCAACTAAAAAATTCCGATAACATTCTAAAAGAAAACTTTCAAACTCAACACCTTCTTTGTTTTTCACATCTTCAGGCTTTATCCAAAAACATCTGCCCCATTTTCGCACAGTAAAGCCCAAGTTTATGTCTGGAATTAAAGACACTTGTAAATAATTGTCTATACCCCAGTAAGAGCTCTCAATTTTTTCTTGAATTTTATATTTTTCTGAGTTAAAATACTTTTCATAAAAAGAATCGGGTAAATTAAGAATTGTCTTCATTCTTTAGTCTCCAACTACAAATACCATTATCCTTAAAATACACAAAATAAGCATTTGGTACATATCCCATCATTTTGCCTCACTATAACGTTTTCCCGAACCTATATCAACAACCAAAGGAACACACATAGACACGGCTTTTTCCATAGCCTCTTTGACATCGCAAATTGCGACTTCAAGATAATCATCTTTAATCTCCAGCACTAACTCATCGTGAATAATCAAGACCAACTTCAACCCCCACTCTGGATGAGACAGTCCCAGATTACGCACATTTATTGCAGCACATCTGGTCATGTCAGCCGAGTAACCTTGGATAAGAAAATTGAAAGCTTGGCGATAAGCCTTTGGCGTTAGGTCGTCATATAACCTTCTTCTGCGACCAGAAAGCGTGTAAACATACTTATAATGTTTCAAAAAATTACTACATCTTTCAATAGCCTTACGCACGCAGGGGTACAGGTCAAGAAAATCGTCAATGTATTTCTGAGCAATTTTCTCACTGACACCACGACTTTTCGACACCCCCATAGATCACGCTCTTTTTTATACTTCTTTTTAAGACTTTTGTACTTTGGATGTTTTGTGTACAACTGCTCATCTGGGATACTTAACTCAAAAGACCGGTTAGTTGTTTCCAGGTGAATGTCTTTATCATTTTTAAAAGCATCAATCAATCCGGGGTCTTTAGATACCTCTGTAAGTACTCTTAGCTCTTGCCCTGAGTAATCTGCTACAATAAGAGACTTACCCTCTGGAGCGATGATTGTTCCCCTAAAATCTACAGGATACTCTTTCCGCTCTTTTGGAGATTGCTGGAGATTTGGAGAACTACTACTTAGTCTTCCTGTTCTGGCTACACAATTGTGGAAGCTGGAATGGACCCTACCGTCAATATCAACAAAATTCTGAAAAGGGTTAAGAAAACCATTGTATAATTTTGAGGCTATTTTATATTGTTCTAATAAGTCAATAAACTTATGCTTACCTTTTAATTTGAGTATTGTAGCTTTACCCGAACTTGGCTTTGGTAAACTTTTCTTTCCCCCTTTGGTATAGTCTTCAATAACAAGACCAAGTCTTTTTTGGATAATGTCCACCAAATCATCGGGGCTGGTCATTTTTATACCTGAAAGGATTTCCTTTTTATCTGTAAAGAGCATGTTTTGTGTTTGGTACTTTACCCCTGCATAATCTCTTAGTTTAAACTCCATATTATAAATATCTTCCATGACTTTAATTTTCAGTTTTTCAACCTCTTGTGGATTAAATAACACCCCGTTAATGTCTAAGTCCATCAAAACAAACTGGAAAGGCATTTCAATCTCAAAGAAAAGCTTATCAAGTTTCTGCTGATATAATTTTTTGTTAAATATCTCGTGCAACTGCCATGTCCAAATTGCATCATTTGTGGCATACTCAATAAACTCAGGTGTATCAAAACCACGTCTTGAAGCTTGCTCGTAAGTTTTTGTGTTTATCTCGTTCAAATAGTTTCTTGCTAAATACTTTAAACCAACAGGAAGGTTCTCATTAATAAGGTGGGCGGCTGTCATAGTACAAAAAATATCAGGAGTTACTTTAGTACAAACTGTTTTGTGCAATACTTTTAGGTCAAAAGGAGCATTATGAAATATAAGTTTTTGAAAAGCGGGGTGTGAAAGTAAAAGCACATTTAAGCAAGTTAAAATAGCATCACGTTCAGGGTTTTCCCATACATTCACATAACAAGCTCGCTTACCATCACAAAGGCTAAAACCTATAAGGTCCAGTTTGCAATAACTCAGGTCGGTGGTCTCAGTATCCAGAGACAACTTATTTGACCTAATAGCTCCTACCCAAAGAGCAAACTGATTATAAGTTGTGATGTACTCTCTTAACATGATAAGTGGTACGCATACCCCCTTAATCTTATTGAAGCTTTTCTTTTTTTATTTCTGATTTCTCTTAAACAATATACACATATTGGAAATTTATACCTTGGATAATTTTTATCATAAGGAAACTCTGATAAAGGAAGCACTTCTCTACACTCCTGGCAGTTCATTAAACCATCGTCTCTAATCATTTACCACCCTGGATTATATAATACTACTAATTTAACACTCAAATCACAATGTGGACAAAACAAAAACTCTCTCTCGTCCCCATCAGAAGCCATTTCTTGCAAATCCTTAGTAAAAAATTGAGCACACACAGGACAAGTCAGAGGTTTGGTCTCGTGCACCATTTTCCCTAATGCTCTTGCTATTTCTTTATCTGTCATCATAAACACATTATACCATAATCGGAAGTCAAAGTCAAGTAAAAAATCCATAAATTGTTTAAAAAACTGTAAATATATTTATAAACTTTCGCAGAGGAGTGATTGTGTGTCTGTCATTGTGTGTACTCATATATAAGGCAGGGGGATAGTATTCAAGCCCTTTTCCCTGCGGGCTTTCGTACACATCCTGTAAAGTGATAATATTAAGATTTTGGTCGCATCCTGCTCCCAGCGTACATCCTGTACTTCAATGGAATATCTTTCATATTCTATTATACCATATTTGACCCCCTCTTGTCAAGTAAAAAGTAAAATAAATCTGTCCAAAATAGCAGATTCCGTGGAAACTACTCAGGGCTAAACCCTACAAACGGATAATCGTTACAGACTGCCCACGGAAAATGGGTTTTGTTATAGGGCATATCATACTACCATAAAAGTTAGATAAATATCTAACAGGTGTTTTTGGGCTAAAAACGAGGTTTTAAGTATTAAGAGAATATTAAAATTGTATTAAGACAAAGATAAGATTATAACAGTAATAACAATATTAGCGATTATAGCGATTAGTGTTTTAAAATATTTACAAAATATTAAGAATTTACAAAGATTTCTCTTGACTTTTGTGTTGAAATATGGTATAATAGAGTATGAACAAAATTTATATTTTTAAAAGGCCAAATGGGGGATAGCAGACCGGAAAAGAAGTGTCGCTTCCCCCAGGCCAAATCTTAACATTTTCCAAAGGGATGCTATGAAACGTTGTGAGCGTTGCGGATTGCCAAAGCCAAAATCAGCATTCTACCAACGTGAGGACCGAGTTGGTCAAAGTGAGTATGCCTGGTGTATCAGTTGTTGCAAACAAGAGGGCAGAATAGCCGAGACAAAATATAGCAAACTGCAATGTGAGAAAGGGTATTTACATTAATGGCTCGTAAACCACTTAACAAAAAAGAGGCAGTTAAAAAAGATTATAAGAATTGGAATGATGACGTTAAGGTGTATAAAACGCGGAAACGTGTCAAGTGGGATTATAAGTTTGTGAAAATAGCTGCTCGATTGGTGGCTTCTGGGCACTCTGAGAAAGATTTGGGTTATGTTTTGGGGGTGCGGGCAAGTACAATTGCTAAATGGAAAATGGTAGAGACATTGCAAAGAATTACTTAATATCAAGCGGGTTGAAAGCAGCCTGTGGTTATGATTATGAGGAAGAGATTTGGGAAAGAAAGAAAAAGGAGGATGAGCATGGCAACCCTTTTTGGGAAATGGAATGTGTTAAAAAAACTAAGAAACACCAAAAACCGGACGCCAGTTTACTCCAGTTCTTTTTGATAAATATGTCAAATGAGTTTACAAACACTAAAAATATAAATATCCAAGAAACCAGAAAGAACCTCGATGTTCAGATAACTGGCCAGATTGAGTCTGACACTATTCGGGATTTCGCAGGTAAGCTTCTTGCCCAAGCAGATGCCGCAGACAAGAAAAAGAAAGTAGAGAGTAAAGTTGTTGAAACTAAAAGCCTTTGATACGCCAGAGACTTTGTTAGAAATAGTTCCCAGAACTGTTGCAGAAAACATACAATTTAGAATGGACTTTCATAAGCTATTGGCAACAGACCAAAGTATGCAGAAAATCTTTCTGGAAATGTGTTTTCAAAAACCGCAATTGTACTTTGATTTATGTTGTTTTACTTATGACCCCCGACAGCCACGCGGTTGTGTGAACCGTCCTTTTATTTTAAGAGAGGCTCAGGTTGAGGCGGTCAATGAATTGAAATCAGGTATTGATGAGGGGAAAAACAAACTTATAGACAAATCCAGAGAAGAGGGAGCAACAGAGCTTATTATTAAATTATTTGCTCTATATTGGAGGCTTTTTCCACAAGAGTCTTTTTTGGTAGGTTCACGTGCTGCGGAGTTCGTAGATTCGGGTGTGGAAGTATCGAAAGGGAAGTTGACGGGGGTGCATAAATGTTTAATGCACAAATTAGTTTATGCAATTATCCATTGGCCCTTGTGGATGCAACCAAATTTTCTTAAAACTTATATGCGTACAGAAAATTTAGACAATGGTAGCGTTATATATGGGCAGTCTTGTAATGAAAATTTCGGAGCAGGTGATAGAACAAGGGCCACAATGGTTGATGAGCATGGGCGTACGGACCCCAGGATAGCTGCTTCAATTATAGACAATCTGCCAGATGTAACAGATTGTATTATTGTCAATTCTACGCACTTTTACGGTGTTGGACATCCTTATAATAAATTGTTATCAAGTGGTAAAATGGATGTTATTACTTTACCTTGGGAAAGGAACCCCGAAAAAAACGAGGGGCTATATCGCTCACCATCCTATGACATAATTGAGATTAAAGATATTGACTATTATAAAGCCCTTGCTCCAGAGGCTTTTGAAAATATAGAAGCAATGAAGCCTTTTAAATTAAGCACCTTTACGAAGGAAATGCTCACTCTTCCAGAGGAAGCTGCAAAAAAACTTAAAAACATAAGCTTTATAGCTGATGGAGGAGACGCGAACGAGGGAGGTTGGAGGAGCAAATGGTATGACATCCAAGAAGAAAAAAGAACACCAAGAGGGATGGCTCAGAATGTGGACCGAAATCCGATGGGGTCAGGTGCAATGTTCTTTTCCCCAGCAACCCTGCGGAGAATACGGTTAGATACTATTTTTCCTGCGAAGTATAAAGGTGAGATTCAATTTACGTTAAAAACAAGGGGTAAAAACCATGTGCCCAGAATATCACAACCTTATTTCAAAGAAGGGGGACGCGGGAGATTTAGATGGTGGAGCAAGCTAATTAAAGGAAGACCGGACCAAACTCACAACTATATAGTAGCGTGCGACATAGCGAGGGGCATGGGGGCATCAAACTCTGTGGCTCAAATTGTGGACGTTAATACAAGTGAGCAGGTTGGTATATGGGTTTGTCCAAATACTACACCAGATTCTTTTGCGGACCAAGCTGTAGCAATTTGTATGTGGTGTGGTGGCCTTACTCGACAAGCTTTTTTAATATGGGAAGAAAACGGTCCTGGTGGGGCTTTCGACCAAAGGCGGAGGAGGTTGGGTTATACTTTTGTTTATACCCGTAAAAATGAAAGAGCAAGAACAAGAAAAAAGAAACAAACTTTTGGTTGGCACAGTTCTCCAGATGAGAAGTTTGATTTACTTGAAGATTTAAATTTAGCTTTAGCCAAGGGTTTGCAAACAAAGCCAGACGGCAAGTATATAGTTTTGCACGATGGGAAAACTTTAACGGAGCTTGAGACTTATATTACTTTTGAAAATAAGAAAATAGGTCCATCGGGGCTATCTGAGGACGAGGATTCTGGTGCGGAGGCTTCGCACGGGGACAGGGTTATTGCTTTAGGTTTAACAATTTTAGCTATGAAGGAACAACCAAAAGCGGCTGCTGTGGAGGTAAAAAAAATTCCAAAGAATTGTTTTGCTTATCGTGCCAAACAGCGTGAACGAGCAATGAATCAACCGGATTATAACAGGAAATTCTTGATATGAAAGTACCAAGACTGGCTTACAATGACATTGTTGAGATAGTTTGGCTTGATGCAACATCTGACAGTGGTTGGAGAAATGAGAAGAAAGTAGAAAAAGATGTTCCGGCTATTTGCTACAGTATTGGCTATTATGTTACACACAATAAGGTAGCTATTGTAGTAAGTCCTGATTGGAATAATTGCAAAGAACGTTCAAGTACAGTGATTCCTCTGGGTATGGTAAAAAAAATTCGGAAGCTGAAATAAATGGAGAGACTGCAAAATACAAATAATACAAGACCTTTTATAGTGAAGACCCCTCTACAACATAGAAAGATGATGTTGGACCAATGGGCCTCAAATTTTTATGCCAAAGATAAAGTTGAGGGGCATTTGCTAAATCTTACAGATAGGGCTGTTAGCATTATTGTACCGTACCTTTCTATGAATAATCCCAAAGTTTTGGTGCGGAGTAAAATACCACAGTTACGTCCATGGGCGTACACAACAGAATTGGCGATAAACCATTTGATGACTGAAATCAGGTTTGCAAAATATTGTTTACGTCCTGCAATTTTTAACTCTATGTTTGGCATGGGTATTACAAAAACAGGGATAATGAAAGCTGAAGAAGTAGAGTTTAACGGGTATTTGCACGATATAGGCCAGATTTATACAGACGTAATAGATGACTCCGATTATATTGGTGATGTGTCTGCCAGAAACAGAGAGAACTTTGAGATAGAAGGGCATTACTATCATCTGCCGACAGCTTATGCAAAGGAGTTTTTTAGGAGCAAACACGCGGACGCAATACAACCAACACATAAGTTACACGGGGACGAAAGTCCTGACACAATATCTTTATGTCAAGTGATTTTCATACTCTGCGGGAATGGACAAGGTTTATAGATATATGGCTTCCAGATGAAGATGTAGTGATTACTATTTTACCGGAAGGGTATAGGCATATTTTGCGGACTGTTGAGTGTGATGGTCCCGAAGGTGGGCCTTTTGATGTATTATCATATAAGCATTTTCCAAATTCTCCCATACCGATACCCCCAGCTTGGGGCTGGACAGATTATGATACTGCTGTGAACGTCCTTGCAAACAAAATGAGGACTCAGGCTGAGAACGAAAAGACAGTCAATGCCTATTCTGGTGAAGCGGCAGAAGATATGGAAAATGTTGCTAAGGCGGCTGATAGAGAAAGCGTTAGGGTCAATGATGTAACAGCAATGCAGCAAATTAAATTTGGCGGAATAAACCCCGATAGTTATGACTGGGTAGGTTATCTTGAGAGTCAGTTTTCTATTAGTGGGGGAAATCTTTATACGATAGGTGGCCGCGGGGTACAAGCCAAAACGCTTGGCCAAGAGCAGATGCTACAATCCAATGCGTCAAGAATTTTAGAGGACATGGTTGCACAAGTTCACGACTTTACAGAGTCAATAATGAGAAAATGGGCTTGGCGGCTTTGGACCGACCCTCTGATAAGTATGCCGGAAGTTAAGCGTATTCCAGGTGTAGTAGATTTAGATGTTGTGTTTGACCAGGCGGCTAAAGAAGGGGATTTCCAAGATTTTTCGTTTAGTATAGAGCCTTATAGTATGCAGCGTTATTCTCCCACGCTTGAATACTCTAAGACATTGCAGTTTCTTACCCAATGGGTACTTCCTATTTCACAGATGGCGAGTCAACAGGGAATATCTTTGGATATTGATGTAATAACAAAAGATTTAGCCAGATACCTTGATATTGAAAATATTGACCAATGGTGGAAAAGTGCTGTACCCGCAAATATAGGCATGGGGCCGTACCAGCCGATGTCTGGTGCAGTCGTTCCGAAAGCCAGTGGGGTACAGGATGGTAGGTTTGGGGATAATGATAAAGGTTCACGTGAAAGCAATATGGGCCAACAGCAAAGTAGGGCTTTCCAACAGAGTTCAAAGCCGGTAGAGTAATGAATTATATATTATTGACAATGCTTATAGCGACAGGGGTATATGATTTATATTTGGTTTTTAAAAAACACCCTACCTTGTCTCAACAGTATCAACGATTGTTTCCAAAATGGTTTGATATGATTATATTTGGAATCACACTTTATGTGTTGTTGACAGGTTTTATGTGGGTAGATTGGCGATTGAAAGTAATAATTGGGATGTTCGCTGGACATGTTCTTTTTCCAAACAAGGAAACTTATGAAAAGTAGTTTAATACTTCTTGTAATTTTATTTTTATTAACCGGATGTCAGGCAACATCAAGAGTAGAGATTCCTATTCCTGGTGATGGGGTGAAGATTATTACTGGTCAGGCTGCGGTTGATTATGTTGAAGCATTAAAGCCCACAAGTGCTAAACTTAATGAAGTGGTTCCAACACTTACGTTTATTTTGATTGGTGGATTAGCGTTTTGGGGTTTTACAAGAAGTCGCTATGGTTGGGTAGTGCCTGCCAGTGTGATAGGGGGTATTGTTTTTATCATAGTATTTACCAAGTGGGCTGATTGGATTGCTTTTGGGGTGTTGGCAATCGCGTTGATTGTTGTAATATATAAGGCGGTGGAGTATAAGCGGGAGCGTGATGCAAAGTCTGTGCAATAATTGTCGAGTATCTTACTGTCCCACAAAACGAAAGATAAGGCTGTTGTCTGCGAAAGAGAGAAGACAATGGCTCATGTTTCAATGTACTTATTTTAGAGAGAAGAAGTAATGCCAACAGTATCGGAACGTCAGAGAAGAATGATGGGGGCTGACCTTGCACGTGCCAGAGCGGGGAAGAAAACCCGAACAGGTATGACGGAGGCTCAGTTAGTGGAATATCTTTCAGGGTCTAAGAAAAGACCTTTACGAAAAAAGAAAAGTAGCCTTAAAAGGAGAAAACAAAATGCCAAATCGTGATGGAAAAGGTCCAAGACAGAGGTCCCCACGTCCAAGTAAGCGTAAGGGTGGGCGAAGAAAGGGAGGTTGTAAATAATGGCAAGTTGTTCAGTGAAATTTATTGTTGAGCTTACCGGTCTTGGTGAGGATGAGACATTTGCTGAATCCTTTACCACAGATACCCCTGCGAGGTCTATAAAACATTACGCAGTTATAGATGCGGCGGATACCGCACAGGCTTTGGTGTTAGGGGACGTGGCTACTGAGGAGTTGTTAGTTATTAAAGCTATAAGTGGCGATATTGAAGTTGACTTGGATTGTGCAGACGTGGGTTCTTTTGATGTTGACCTAACAATTCCCGAAGGAAAATCGACCATCATTCCCCAACCTGCTGGTACGGTTTATTGGAAGGGAGACGGGGCTGACGATTCAATTGAATATCTTCTTGTTGGCACAACATAGGGGTTATTATGAAAAAAGTGGGAGCAAAAGAAAAGGAGACTCTGAAAGAATTAGGCGAACTAATTTTCTTTGCGTATGAAGGTACTGATATAGATGTTCTTGATGGGTTAAAACATTTGCGGGTTTTGTTAAAATATCAAAGGTTTGATTTAGAAGCTACCCGAAGAGAAAATGATTATTTGAGAAATTTATTGGGGAGTAAATAATGCCTCGCTTTTATTATAAATGTGATAACTGTGGTACTATATTAGATGAAATCAGACTTATTGCTGACCGAAATAAACCAGGAACTTGTAAGTGTGGTGGTGTTTTAAGCAGAAATATCGAGGCAGAGTGTAGAGCTACCGTGATGAAGCCAGGGGAGAATATAAGGGAATCGAGAAATTTAGCAATGTCGGTAACGGACTTAAAAAGTGGGAAAGCATTTGAAATACACCCTGGGGCTAACTGGGGGAAACCCAATAAGGCTGGGATGTGCCCGATGGTGATTCACGATAGAAGAGAGAAGTTGAAGCGTATAAAAGAAAAGAGTAAAGCAGTAGGCGTTCCGTTAAACGAGCTTTAAACAAGGAGACAAAATGGCTATAGAAAATTCAGATGGCGATGTGAACGGTAAAACGGTGTATGACGAGAGTGCGTATGGGACGGAAGAAAATAATATCCCTGCGGAAGTTTTAGATGTAATGAGTAAGTCTGGTATTGGAGATACCGAAATAGAAGATGATACTGGAGACACTGAAACAGAAGTAAATGTTATTGGGGACAATCAAGATGGCACAAACGGTACGGAAGATATTGGAAAGGCGGATGCTGGAGTTGAAGTCGCAGATGATAAGGGAGACGATGAGGGAACTGGAGACTCGGTGGCGGACAGCGAAGCCAGCGGGGATTCCGAGGATACTGAGCCTATTCCTCAAGAACAAGTAAATATTGCAAGGCGGCGTGGTTGGTCCGATGAAATGATAGTTGAAATTGCCGAGAAACATCCAGAAATTCTGGAAGATATGGTAGCTTTAGCTGGCCAACAAACCATACAGCCCCAAGTTGAGACAAAGGTTGAAACCGCACCTAAAGAGAAGCGGGAAGTACAGGGCGTAGATAAGGTTGAGTTAGATGCCGAAGCCCTTAAAAAGATGAAAGAGAGTTATGGTGATGAGGTTGTAGATTCGGTTATTTTACCACTTGTGGGGGGTTTGAACACAACGATTGACCAATTAGAGGCCCTGCGGGGCCAGGTCAATGGCGTAGAACAGACCAACCAAGCAAACCAAGCTAAGAGGAATTTTGACGAAGCTAACGCTGTATTTGATGGTTTGGCAGAAACTTTCAAGGTCTTTGGGAAAACGGATGAGTTACCCAGATTGGCCGATGGAACTTATAATGTCAATTCCCCTGCGATACAGGCAAGAGAGGAAGTATTTAAGGTTGCAACTGCTTTTCAGGCTTCGGGGATGAGTTGGACAGATTCTTTAAAACAGGCGGTACAGTGGTATAAAGGCGGACATGTCGAAAAGTCCTTAGAGAGAAAAATAGTTAAGGACTTGAATAGCCGAAAGAAAAAGTTTTCTCCTCGACCGACTTCTAAGAAAACCAAACAAGCGTTTAAGTCGAGAGAAGACGAAGGTGTACACATAGTCGGGAGGGCGTACAAAAAGTAACCTACCAGGATGGTAGGATTGGCTAAAAGATAAGAGGGTTTAAGATGGCTATTACGATTAGAAACGCCATTGATGTTGGTCAGAGTGTGTTTGAAGCTCATAAGAAGGATGACCTTCAAATGACATTTGCAAGTTCCAACTATCAGGCGTTAAACGATTGTTTTGGTAAAGACAAAATGATTTTGTCTGGTGGCGACCGGATAAAAAGTTGGGTTACTTTAAAAGACACAGGTAATGCAAAGATGGTTGGTACTGGTTGGGAAGAGGATTCCCACAATACTGTCAACACGGATTCAGAAGTTGTCAGTGATTGGTGTCAGGCTACTACGAATATGGATTATTCAAGAATTGAACTTGGCTACACTCAGGATGATAAGCTAAGAACTTATCGCTATTTGCAGGGCAAGAAGTTAAACATGTTCCGTGAGTTTGCCGATAAGCTTTATGAGAAAATTTGGACTACTCCTGTAAATGCGGCTGATGTATTAAATCCTTGTGGTATTGCAGGGTGGCTTTCAATGGGTACGGATACGGAAGGTGGCTTTACCGGTTATCAGGCTCAGTATTCTGGTGCTGGTGGGCTATACGACATTGGTGGCGTAAGTTGTTCTGCTACGGATAAGCCCCGTTGGGCTTCTTTTTACGGAAATCATAACGGTGAGTTGGGCGATAATCTTATTGACTTGATTGATTATGCTATGATGAAAACTAAATTTCATACTCCAGCTATTCCGCAGAAGCTTGATAAAGATACAAATATGCACAACTTCCGATTTTTCACCAATGCTAAAATTCGCAGGAATATCAATGGTTTGCTGCGAAAAAGTGATGACAGAATAGGTTCAGACTTAGCTAAGTACAGTGGCGTGCCTTTTTATCAGGGGATTCCGATTATATACGTTGAACCCTTGGATACAGACCAGGCTCACCGTTGGGATGCTGACCCGTTGTACGGCGTGAACATGGATTATATCAAAACGTATGTTAGCAAAGCGAATAACTTTGCTACTCTGGGGCCGAAAGTCAGAGACCCCAACCATAACATTCTTTCGATATATCTTGATTTGAGTTTTTGCTTCCATTGAGCAATAGGGACTAATAGTTTTTGATGTTAGCTTTTCTGGTGGATGCCAGGAGGCTTTAACGAAAAGATAAGGAGCAACGTACACTGTCTTTTCGACTAACTTTAATAAGAGGAGTTTAAAATGTTACCAAGATTTTCAACGGTAAACCCCAATGCTGAGAGGCAGAGGGTGTATTACACAGAAGAAAGCACGATTTATGAGGGTATGCCTGTTTGTTACGAGTTTGACGCGACTACTAACGTAGACGGCTATGACAACACGGACGGAGCGGGTACTACAACTGACGAAGGCCATCACAACGAAGGTAAGTTTGTTCGTGTTGAGGACCCCGATGCTGATAATATCTGCGGTTTTGCGGGTGTTGTTGCCGGTTCGGATAAAGAAGGCTCAACTGGACCTTGCTGGTTAGACATTTATGTGCCCAACGGAGCGGTTGTTCCTGTGCGTACTGACCAAAACTGTACAGTAGGAAAAACGATTCTTGCGGTACATACTGCCGAGCAGTTTTTAACAGCCCCGTTTGAGGTTGCGGGTCGTGCAGTTGCAGTAGCTTGGGAGACAGTGGACTGTGCTACTACCGTTGGAAGTTGATGATGAAGATGCTGGCAATATGATGGTAAACCAGATTATTGTTGGTACAAGTCAAGCTTCTGGTTTATTTTCTGCGTTGCAGATTAAAGCGTATGTAACTGCTGGTAATCCAAGCTCATGGGATTATGGTTTGGCATTAAATGTTAGTGCTGACATTGCTGGTGGAACCCTTACGGCTGGGTTTAATGCTTCTGGCCATTGGTTGAATATGGGGGCTGGCACCTGTAATGGCGGACATTACTCTGCTTTACGTGCGGGCATTTATGAGGGTGGCGATTGCACGATGACCTCGCTTGCTACTCTTGCCGCGTTGTCTTTAGCAGTTAATGTTGCCACTGACCCTGGTACTGGTTTTTGTCAGATTTATTGTCGTAACGATGGTGCCCAGGCGTTAGACGCATTTATTATAGCAGAAAGTGCTGCTGCAATGAAAGCCACAGCTTGTGGTGCAGATGAGGCGGCTCACGTTATTGGCTTTGACGGCGATTCTACTACGCTCAAGTTCCCTGTTATAATTGGCGGAACGACTTATTATATTCTTGCAGGTGAAGCTGTCCAAGGTGTTGCAGATGCATAAGATTTGATTTAATGGGATTGGGGCACAGTGCCCCTTTCCTTTTCTTTAAAGTTTCAAGGAGACAGTTAGTATGAAACGTTACAAAATTGATTTATCTGAATACAGTATAGAGGTTACTGTCAACAAAAGAAATGAAGAAACTAAACAAATTGAGTTAGTAACCGAGAAAGTGCCTTATCCTATCAAGGAAAACCTTTTTAATTGCTTGACAATAGAAGGGATATTCAAAGGCGGGATGGAGTGTTGTGCTGCCTATGATTTGTCAAAACAGATTGCGGCTGCTGGGGATGAGATTATTGTTGATGAGAAGGAAATAGGCTTAATTAGGAAAGCAATGGATGCTTTAATTTCCCAGAAACCTGACCCTGTCAGAGGTGTAAGACCACTTGGGGGTAAGATGCATGAGGTTTGTATTCGGCGGGTTTTTCAAGCAGAGGAGGTTTGATTTTTACAGGGGGACAGGCCTGTCTCCTTTGTTATTTTTTATAGTGGGTAGGCCGGAGTAACCCTCCGGCTTACCTAATCTTAAAGGGGTATTTAGTGAGTACACTTGAGCAAACATTTGAAACCGTGTATGATTTAGTCGGTGAATTTGTGGGATGGGGGTCGAGTCCGGCAGCGGGGGATGTTACAAAAGCCAAGAACCTTGTTTATAGAGGCTATCGGCGTTTCTTGCAGCCAATAAATCTTCGTAACGGAAAGCCCCACGTGTGGTCATTTCTGAAGCAACACGGTACAATCATCACAGTTTCGGGACAATGGCAATATGACCTTCCTGCGGATTTCGGTTATTTAACACGTCCATTTAGTTTTGCTGAGGGGAAGGGTTTGCCCCCAATGAAAGAACGGACTGTTGGTCAGGTGATGGAGGCTCGGACGGTTATTTCGTCAACATCGTACCCTTACATCTTTGCTATTAGAAATGGTAAGTATATTAAAGAAATTGGCACACTGAAAGAGGTATGATGTGATAGGAGTACATAACCAGGAAGCGGAGAGGTTAATTCAGGGACTTATCCAGACAGACCTTCAAAATACTCCCAAGACGGTTGGGAAAGTGTTTGATGGCGGTTTGCGTAGAGTGGATTATAGTATTATTAGGCAATTAAAAGAAATAGATGTTGCTTATGAATAATTATTTAAAGAAAGGTGAGTAAAATGTCGCAAGCAAATGTCTTGTTTGAAATGGTGAACGGCCCAGTCGGCCTGGGTATTGACAAAGTGGCTCAGTGGGTTGACCATAGTGATTTTACTGATGGGGGTGGCCAGTATGGTACACTTACAATGACCCCAAAGATTCCGGCAGGTAGTTTTGTTCTTGGTACACGGGTTAAGATTACAGAAGCTTTTGATGGCGGAACTAATAATTTAAAGGTTGGTAAGTCAAGTGGTGAGGACGAGTTTTGTGATGGTGCAAACCTTGACCTTGGTACTATTGGTGTGGTTGGCGATTCCCCAGAGGACCCTCTTGAGTTTCTTGCATCAGAAACAACTGTTTATTTACGGATAGATGAGGGCACAGATTGGGGGGATATTACTGCTGGTAAGGCTCTGGTAGAGGTGTATTACCTTACAACCAACCTCGAATTATCGAAAGGATACCCAAAGAAATATCATAGTTAATAGAGGAGAATACTTATGGCAAGTATCTGATGCTGGTGGCTCTGTCCGTGTAACAATTGCTGCCAATGTTGGTCAAGGAAATGGTGGAACCTCTATACCGTGTCGTAAGGTTTTCATTACACAGGACGCCAGTAATACTGGTCAAGTACGGATGAATGTAAGTGCCGCTGCTTCTAATACTCTTGGTATTAAAGTGCCAAAAGGTGCGACAAACGCAGCTAATGGTCCTGGGGAACAACCCCCTCTTGAATTAAACATTGCTGATGTAAATATGCTGTATTTTTATTCGGGGACGAATGGTGATACCGTAGATATTTTATACCTGAAATAAGGAGAGAAAATGTGCAAGCGAAGTAAGAGGGCTGTAAAGGCTGGGCTGCTTGCTATTCTTCTTTTCCTTATAGTATGGTTAGAGACTCCGTAGTGATGGTGCATATTGAGATTGGCGGTTATCCCGCGTGGCGGAGTTCAGGTGTAGTTATAGATGATGGGGTTATATTAACAGCCAGACACGTTGTTGAAAATGCAGAGGACGCATATATCACGACCGATGACGGCACAAAGATACACGCTACCAGATTTATTGAAGCTGATGACACCGACCTTGGTTTGATTATCTTTGACTGTAATGATTGTATTTCCCCAACTAAGTTAAGCTGGTTCCCAACTTTTGTTTCTCAGAAGGTATTTGGTATTGGTAGTCGATTTGGTCTGAAAAATAGTTTTTTTGTGGGAGCTGTTGGGAAGAAACGTGTCAATGCTTTTTTGTTTGGTAATAAGAGATTGGTTCAGTTGGACATTGCCGGTAATCCAGGCGATTCTGGCTGCGGTATATTTAATCGTTGGGGAAATTTACGTTTATTGTGCCAAGTAAAATTTGTCGATTATTTCTTGCACAATATAGGGCAAATGAAAATATGAGAAAGGCAAAATAATGCATATCAATTTCCAATTGCCGGTCAAAGGTTTACATAAAGGCGGTGCAGTAGAGCAGAGTCCGGCGATGACGAGTGGTTATATGAACAATTGCCGTGCACGCGATGTTCTTGAGAATAAAGTGCGTATCGGTCAACGCCCAGGTTTGGATAAGTGGGGCGATGGAGACCAAATAGGTGGGGCAGAGTTGCCTGTAGTTGCAATTTGTATAGTTTCTACGGTGGATTAATGGCAACTCTATATGACTACCACAATACCGGAGATAACAGCGAAGCGGGGGCTAACCCCCCACCTACTGATGACAGACAATTTGCTCAAACTTTTACCACAACTGCTGCATATACCATAAAATATGTTAAACTAAAAGTATTTGAGGATGCGGGTTCAGGCAATGATGTAGTTATAGAAATACAAGGGGTTGACGAAAATGATAAACCGGATGGTTCAGCGATAGCCACGGGGACTATTGCTGATTTGCCCGATGCTGCTGCTTGGGTACGTTGTGATTTTGTTATACCCGTTGCTTTGGCAGATGGAAGTAAATACGCCATTGTTTTTATCCCACAAACGGGGACAAACAGTGTTTATTGGAGGACAGATACAAATGAGGCGTATGCTGACGGGTCTTACGTAGTAAGTAATGATGGTGGCAGCACTTGGGATTTTGCTGGCGAACCCCCACAAAATGATTTTATGTTTGAGTGTTATGGGGATTTAACAGAGGAGGCGTTTGCTCCACCTGCTGATAAAGTAACTGTAAAAAAACTAATAGCTTTTGCTAACAATAAACTATTTTATGAAACTTAATCATGGCTGTTACTCTTACCGAAAACGTAGTTACTAAAAAATTGATAGCCATTGCAAATAATTTATTGAGGTATGAATCTGTGGCTGGAACAATGACAGAATTGGCTGCGTCTGATGCAGATATAGATACTACAGACCAGTTGGTAGCGTTTGAAGCGTACCAAAAGGTTGTAGTAGTTAATGGTGCAAATTTAAAAGTTGCCGATTTTATAAATACCGAACTTGATTTGGGGGCCGGTAGTGAGCTTACTTCTCCACCTGCAAAAGGTGATGTTTTAACCCAGGCAACAAGCGAGGCATCAATGATAGTTGATTTTGTAGATTCAACTAAGAGGTATATTTATGGATATACTACAACGGCTACTGCCTTTAATACAACAAACACTGTAAGCTCTAATGATGCAACAGGAAAAATGGACGGAGCAACGTTTACTCCCGATGTGGTAACAGAAGCATCTACAACTCCTCGTTGGTATGACTACACAGCATACCCAGATATTGTTTTGGCAGCAAACAACAAGTATGGTGGGGCGGAAGATGCTACGTACTCTTTTGGTTCTTTGCCCGCCAAGGCTTATCTTGGTTGCTTATATCGAGGTAGGGTTGTGTTGGCGGGGAATCCAAATTATCCCCATCAATGGTATATGTCAAGACAAGCGGACATTTGGGACTACGCTTATCTTGCTAATGATGCACAGTCTCCTGTTGTTGGTAATAATACTGATGCAGGTGAGGTTGGGGATATAATTCGGTGTTTGATTTCGTATAAAGATGATTATCTTATATTTGGCTGTGCTTCAACAATCTGGGCCTTGAGGGGAGACCCTGCGGCTGGTGGCTCTCTGGATGAGGTGGACTTAACTGTTGGTATTTTTGGAGCTAATAGTTGGTGTTTTGATGGAGACGGTAATTTATATTTTTGGGGAACAAACGGGGTGTATGTGATGCCTCCTGGGTTTGGTTCTGTAAAATGTTTGACAGAGAACACTTTACCTGCGATTGTTACGGATGAAGCGGCGGACCCCTCAACACATAGAATAACAATGGGGTATGATAGGAAAAGAAGAGGTATTTTAGTTTGCATCACAAAATTATCAGACGGTACAAATTCAAATTATTGGTATGATTTAAGAACAGGTGGGTTTTTTCCAGAAACATATCCGGCAGCTTGTGGTGTTTATTCTGTATTCCATTATGCAGCAAATGATAAAGATTACGAGGATTTGTTATTAGGCTGTAAGGATGGTTATATTAGGAAATTTGATGACACAGCAAAAGATGACGATTCAGGAGCAAGTGATACTGCAATAAATAGTTATTGTACTTTACCAATACAACCTCTGGCAGCAGACGGAGACCACGAAGGCAAACTTACTTCTCTTACAATAACGACCGCTGGTGGGGCTGCGGGTGGTGATTTTAGTGATACAGATGGCGTAAGCTATGCTTTGCACAAAGGGGATAACGCTGAGACAGTTCTTGAAGATATAATAGATGGGGCCGCTGCTTTGGAGAGTGGGACTTTGAGTGGTACAGGAAGAAAAGAGAGAATACGTAAAAGAATACGTGGAGCTTATCTTGGAGTCAAGTTATCTAATTCAACTGCTGATGAGACTTGGGCTATAGAAGCAATGGCTGGTGAAGTAGTTCCAGCAGGAAAACTTAAATAAGAGGATTAAAATGAGTTACCAGGATATTATTGCAAACTTTCAACAGCAGCAAGAAGCTGCCAGAGTAGCGAATGAAGCAAGATATGCAGAATCTTTAAAGTTGTATGATGAGATAATAAAACAATACCAACCAGAAGGCGGTTTTCTAAAAGGGGCTGAGGCCGAACTTGGTAGAGAAAAAACCAGAACTGTGGCAGGCCAAGAGCAAAAGTTAGTTAGTTCCGGCTTGTTTGGCACATCAACAGTAGCGGGTTTAGGCTCTAAGTGGGAAGCGGAGGTCGGCCAACCTGCGAGATTAAAACTTGAGGATGTTCGTATGGGAAGGCTTGCTCAGGCTTTAGGGGCCAAGGCGGGGGCTATTGAAAGACGTGAAGATATTGGGCCTGATTATGCTACGATAGCTGCATTATCCCAACAAGCTGCTTCGAGACCTTCAAGGATTTATCAGCAGCCTGTGGCTAAAGATGATTGGGAAATTCCTCCTGACCCTGATTGGTGGGGTGCAAAAAGCCCCTTTGGCGGACGACCTTCTACGCCAGCAAGACCAGCAGGTTATGGTCCATCTACTCCAAGTGGTTTGGCTACTCCAACCAATGTTCAAACTCCTCAAGAATACTGGCAAGGTACAACACAAACTGGAACTTCTGGTATGCAGATGACTAATGCAGAATTACAGGCCCTGTTAGCAAAACAGCCTGGGGCTGGTGGAAAGCAGTTTGACCCCACAATGGGGATGTTAGACTATGCCACTGCTGTGAAACTTGGTGTACAACCTGCCGCAGGAGCTATGGGAGCTGGCGGAACTACAGGAGGGGGTCCACCACATGTTCAAGGCTTTAAGGACTACTACAACTATGCGAGCACCCTGTACAGACAGACCGGAGAAAAGTTATCACAGCAAGGGGCTTTTAGTAAGTTAAAAGGAATGGGTTGGAGGGGTTAAAGTGTCTTTAATAGACTCACCACCAATTATAAAAAAAGAAAATTGGGAATCTGCTGTTGAGTTTAGCAAAAGAGTAAGGCAAGCTCTACAGCAATTAGCTCATCTGCGTCTTGGTGTGGACTCTACACCTACGTTCGAGAGTCTGACATTAGACGGGCTTACTGCGACTCGATTAGTTCAATCCAATGCAAGCAAAGAAGTAACATCAGTTTCAGACCTCACACAGTGGGTAGCCGGAACTGCTGACGAAATAGACATCACTGATGACGGTGATGGTACAATTACAGTAGGGATTGTCAACCCTTTGATAGTTGGTAAGGGTGGTACGGGCACAGACACTTTAACAGACCACGGAATTTTATTAGGCTCAGGAGCAGATGCAATCACCCCTTTGGGGGTTGCTGCAAACGGGCAGTTACCTATTGGCAGTACCGATGCTGACCCTGTGCTTGCTATATTAACTGAAACAGCTAAACAAGTCTTAGTAACAAATGGGGCTGGCTCAATCACACTTTCAACCCCGCAGGACATAGACACAGACTCATATCCGGTGTTTATAAATACCAACACAGCGTTGTCTCCGATGATTATGACAGGTGGTGAAATATCAGAAGGCACAAACGCTGGTACGGTCAAAGTTGGTGCTTTGACAGCAATGCTCAGAACTACTGATTCTGAAACAGGCACACTCACAAGAATAACATTAGCCGAGCAGGATAATATAACTCTTGCTGCTGCGGACATCTTTTATAATATCATACTGACATACGGGACACCTTGCACAATAGCGACTTCTGAAAGTAGTGCTACCGGAACCAATGAAATAGGTATAGGCCATTGTCTTAAAGAAGCCAATGATACCTTACACTACTCTATTGCGGGATTAAGACTTAATGACGGTGTAAGAAAACTACACCACAGGGCCAGTAAATTACGCAATATTGAAAAAAGTTCTGGTTGTGCAGTAGCGAGTACAGGAACACGAAACTTTACAATTAGTTCAGGCTATTTTTATCGTGGAATAAACCAGTATTCATTTACAGAAAAAGACACCTCTGATACCGATACATTTGACTATTTTTACTATAACCCAACAACTTCTGCTTGGGTTAAAGATAACAATGGCGGTGCTCATTATACTGCATTAGATAATGTTCAGTATAACAATGTAGAAGCTGGTACAGGTTTAGCAAATCTTACAGTAAATAAATATACAACCAACTGGATATTTGTTCATCCAGATGACGGGCATATTATAGTAGTGTATGGTCAAATTAACAGCACTTTGACAGACGCAGAGAATGACGATATTCCAGCAAACTTGCCCCCTATTATAGACAAGATGGGTTGTTTGTTAGCTAAGGTTATAATCCGGCAAGGTTCAGATACACTTATCGTAGAAAATTTAGAGTATTTTACATTTGAGCGGGATATTACAGTTGACCACAATGAGTTAGCTGGATTGCAAGGTGGTACGGCAAATGAGTATTATCATCTTACCGCTGCGGAGCACACGTTAGGTGCTGCAATAACGGCACTTACTCCTACAGACGGGAACTTTATTGTAGGAGACGGGGCTACTTGGGTTACGGAATCAGGAGCTACCGTAAGAACCTCATTAGGTTTAGGCACAGCAAACAATGTTGAGTTTGCGGGTATAACTGGAACAAGCCTTAATTTAAGTGCTCACGAAGTAACTTGTGGGAGTATAAACAGAGCAACAGGGACGCTAACTTTAGAAATTGGTGGAACCCCACAGTTATCTCTTTCCAGCACAGTAGCTACTTTTGCCGGTACTGTTGTTGCTGCGGGGGGTAATCTTAATCTTGGTGTTGATGACACCACCAGAGGGGTGATAACTGCTTATGGCCCAAGTACAGGGGTTTATGGTGGAACCTTATCGCTACACACAGGAGCAGAGCACGATGATACAATAGAGTCCTACTATGTCCGAGCTTATGAAGATGATTTACAAATAGGCGGGACTGCCGGAGTTGCTATAAC